TTTGAAAAGAGAATAGATCCAGAAAATCTTTATAGAGTTGAAAAAGATGGTGCATTTGATTTCATAGATCAATATGATAAGTGGGATGAAGTAGAGTTTATTCTACATCAGGGAGCGCTCTCAAGCACTACTGAGACTGATGTAAATAAAATTCACAAATACAATGTAGAGTTTTCAATCAAACTATTTGAGAAAGCAATAGAACACTCTATCCCAGTCAAATATGCTTCAAGTGCATCGGTCTATGGTAAGATACATGCTGACTTTGGATACCTAAAAGGAACAATCAATCCATTAAATTTCTACGCACTGAGCAAAGCGACTGTAGATTATTGGGTTACAGATCACATGGATGAGTTTAAATTGGTACAAGGATTTAGATACTTCAACGTATATGGAGAAGGTGAAGATCATAAAGGATCTCAAGCAAGTCCTATCAGTAAGTTTACCAAACAAGCAAAAGAGAATGATGTCATCAAAATCTTTGAAGACTCAGAATATGCCTTTAGAGATTTTGTATGTGTAGATGATATAGTAGATGTTGTTCTAGATAACACAGCAGGGAGTGGCATCTATGATGTTGGAACTGGTAATCCAGTCTCTTTCCAAGAGGTTGCGGAATTGGTTGCTAAGAAAGAAGGGGCAGATATTGAAGTAATCCCTTTCCCCAAACATCTAGAAGGTAAGTATCAAGAATACACATGTGCAGATACCTCTTGGTATGATCACGATTATAAATCAGTATCCGAATATCTTAAATTACCAGCAACAACCACTCTGCCATCACATTGATTTTTTGGTACAGAATGTGACTCATCTTGGAAAATGACACACATTCCTTCATGTGGTTGAATACTATGTCCGTCAAAGTTTAAAGGAGAACTGCCTGGCGGAGTAGAAACATAGTAAACAAATGAGTAATCATTTTTACCATGTCTATGTTCATAAGCAAAATCACCGTAATTATATACAGCACCCCATAATTGATATTTTATTTTATCTGAATCTAATTCTAATTTTTCTACAACCCAATCTTTTAACTTAATAAAAGGTTTAGGATATGTATGGTATCCTGTATGTTTCTCTACTGCAAGATTACTAAACTCGTATGTGTCATGAGGCAAAAAATCTATCCATGACCTCAGTTCTTTGTTCAAAGATAAATCAGGATAATATACAATGTCAATCATGATACATGGGTATATCGTAGTTGTAGTTTATAAAGGCAGTTAGTATATACTTGTCATGTGATATATTTACGTTAGATCCGTGTGGAAACATCCAGTTGCATGGGAATAATAATATTTTACCCATTTCACATTTACATCCAATATTCCAATCAGGGAAGAATGTTTCTCCTCCCTCATCCACATCATTCAAATATATGATACAAGCAAATAATCTGGATATAGTTCCACCCTGTGCTTGATCTACATGTGTTTTAAATATACCCTCCCCCTTTGGATATACTCTAATTGTATAATCCAATATTGCAAGATCTGATGATGGTAATACTGGTAATCGTAATCTATAATTCAAATATGCTTTCTGAATTATATTAGTCATTAAGTTTGCATACTTATGTCCAGCCTCAAACATAAACTGAGTGCAGTTCTTATGTTCTTTGTTTACTAACTTACCTTTATATTCTCCGTCTTTAAAATGTTCTACTTTACCATCATCATGTAATTCTTTATGATCCCAGAAATACTTTATTAACTCATCACACTGTTCCTGTGACAACACATCTCTTTCGACATATATCATGTCGGTGATCTTATCCATCTATTAAATCGCCAGGCATAATCCTATGTGAATCTGAATCCATATGTTCTGTACTAAACTCAAACAGTTCAGTATCTTCCAGTGCAAACATACGATGCTTCAGGCCGATGGGAACATGAAACTTGTCCCCTCTTCTTAATATTGTTATCTCTGCTTTTTCTATATCGTCATCCCATCCATGAAAGAGTTTGATCTTTCCACTCTGAACAAAAAATACTTCGTCTTTTAATTTATGGAAGTGCCATGAACACTGTTTATCCTTTGCAATAAACAATAGTTTACCACAATACTTCTCGCAGTTTGCAATCCATTTTTCATATCCCCATCCCTTCGGCACATATTTAACAGGTTCTGCCGCACGAGCATTACGAGGTCTTCTACTTGGTCCAAAAGAAGTCATCAGAGTTTACACCTTTGTCGTCAATAAAGAAATCAGCATGTGGTTTACCTAAGATTAAAGAATGATATTTACATCCCCAATCACTAAGTTGTTTTTCCGTAAGATCAAATAACAGAACAGATGCCTTTGTACTTGCATCTGGATCATCACCGAATCGACCCATACCTCTAGCGGTAAAGTAGGTGATGTTATGACCTTCATCATATAACTTATTTATGATAGCAATCCGATCCTTCCACGGTTCTGCGGTGTGGTAATCCCTTCCTACAGTTGGACTACAAATAGTGCCATCAATATCTACACAGTATCTCATATTATTTCATCTCCTTCCACTTCTTCCATTTCTAATTCATGAACTTGATCATGAAATACTTCATGTTCTCCGATACGATAGAGATGTTTCATTTCGCCATCTTTATCTTCTCCCTCTCCCAAGTATTCAATATCATCACAACGATTTTCACGCAACCACGCTTGCAGTCTGTGGTGCATTAGATCCGCCTTGCCTATCGACATTTTTTCCATTTCCTTCTCCGTATAGTGAGATAATATCATTCCCAGTTAGATAGTAAGCGCCAGGATGTGTGACTGATATTGCAGCAGCTCTATTTGCTAAATCAATAGACTTCCGTATATCCTTTGTTCTTAAAAATTCATAGACTAGAGCTGCCATAAAGGTATCTCCAGCACCACATACATCAAAAACTTTGACTACCTGTGGGAGAAATTTTAAACCAGCCCATAATGCACCATCATTTCCAAGAGTGACAATAAGATGAGTGTCATTAGGTAAATGGTCTTTGTCAAGGTCATTATATTCTTTCTTGTTTATTTTCCAGAATACATTATCTTTATGAAAAAGTCTACGCTTCTTAGTGTCTACGAACACTGGTCTGTTAAAATTATGACATAGATTCCATAAATCATCTTCATTAAGGTATCCTTTGTCATAATCTGAAATAACAATTGCATCAGGATCCATGTGCAACATTGCCATTTTCAATTCAGCATTTGCGATTCTACCCACCTTTGGAGTTTCATCTAAACGCAAGAACTGATAACCACTGGTAGTATCTATGAATCTTGTTTTAGTTATCTGTTCCCTCTGCGAAAGTAGAACAGTATTAACACCAAATGCCTTGAGATTCAATTCAGTGTTTGCAGCCATACCTGGCCTCTCTTCTATTCTAGTTTGATCTAAAACAGGGACAGGTTGTTCTGGACTCAACCTAGTAGTTTTGCCAAAGACATACTTGTCTGTACACTTATCACCTATAACAATTACATTAGCCACGAATCTTCTTTATGGTATCGGTTGTTGAATAATTTAGACGAGGTAAGAACCTTACTTCTTTGGCAAATTTTCTGCCAACTACATCTCCACCTTTCCAGTCATCTCCTAACAATAGTATATCAGGAGAGTATAATTTTATCAACCCCTCTAATTCTTTCCTATCGTTAAAGTAAAAAACTTCATCGATATATTTTATCGCTTGTAACATCGAAACTCTGTCACAAAGGTTATTGATGGGCTTAGTTTCACCCTTATCTTGACGTATCTTCTCATCGGTATCTGTTGCTACTATTAGTTTATCTCCTAGAGATTTTCCAACTTTAAATAATTCTATATGGCCTGGGTGTAGAATATCGAATGTTCCATTACACCATACTATTCTATTCATAATGTATCTATGGTCTCACTAAGATAAAGTGTTTGAATAACAGAGTCTGCTTGATTTTTAGGCAGAGTGTTCTCAATATAATTTGTTAATCTAGGTATGACAGATTGATCTGTTTTCCAATACTCTTTAGGATTGATATCATTTGTCATTAACTGTAGTAACCATACTTGCCAGTTAGTACCATCAAAGAATGAACCCAACTTTCCTGTTTGAGGAGTTTTTACATTGGGATCTTGAATATATTCCTCTATTATTTTTTGCATTGGTGATTTCTGATATTTAGATCTAACATAATCCCAAAACTTGCCTTCCCTTCTACAGTAGGAATAGTGCATATTTACATAATCCACTGCACTCTCATAACTACACTTCATTTTAGCATCATAGAGAGGTGATTCTACTCTACTATTAAAGTAACCACCATAAAGACTTTCATCCAAATATTCAACACCTCTAATCATCAGTGCAAGTCCTGTACTTTCTAATGGTTCAATAAATCCAGCAGAAAGTCCAATAGGAACTACATTACCCTCCCAGAAGTTTTTGACATATTGAGGTTTCCAATCAAGCAATCTCATTTCATCTGGTTTGATTCTACCGTTCCAATGATCCGAGAAAGCTTGTCTTACTTCATCTGGATCATTGATATCTCGATTGAAACAATATCCTGTACCTATTCTAGATCTTGTAGGAATCTTCCATATCCAACCATGTTCCTGTGCAGGGCAAGCAGTATATGGATGTTGTTCTACTCTGTAATCTTCATACTTTACTCTACCAGCAAGAGCAGCATTTATAAACAATCTATCACCTAGATCAGTATTATCTTTACCAATTAGAAGTTGTTTCCAACCAGTACAATCTACAAATAAATCTCCAGTAATTATTGATCCATCATCTAATACCAATTCTTTGATATTGGATTTAGTTATATCGTCTGCTTGTCCATCTCTAATAACATTTACTACATCAGATTGAATATATTTACAATAAGGTATAGTGTGTTTCATTAAAAACTGCACTAGCTTTCCACAGTCAATCTGAAAGGCGTATGAATCATGAGTATAATCTGTTTCTATTCTATTTGACCTAGAAGAGACATACATTGGAGAGATATTTTTTATATCATACTTATCTTGAAATGATTGCCATAGGTCATATAAAGGTACTTTAGAATCTCCTACACTTGTAAAAGAAAAAGGATGCCAAATTTCTTCATCTTCATGACCCCAGCCAGGAAATAATATACCAGACTTAAATGTTGCATCTACTTCTTTCAACCATTCTTTAGGTTCATATCCCATTTGTCGCATGACATTTGGGAAACTAAGAAGGGTTGCTTCTCCTACACCAATTCTTTCTGGTTCAGACTTATCGATAATTACTACTTCAAAATCTTTTGACCATCTACGAGCAAACCAAGATGCTGTAATCCATCCAGCAGTTCCTCCCCCAACAATAACTAATCTTTTAATTCTTTTCATGGTCTTCTTGATATGGATATTCGTATTCTTTTATCTCTCTCATCAGTTCTTTACTTCGATCATAAGACCATGTTCAGGCAGATAGAGGTATTCTATCAAACTGTTTGCAAGAGTCCTCAGAGCGTCATCTAGGGTCTCTACAAGAGGTTCTCCGCCTAGGTTGAAGGATGTATTGAAGATAATAGGACATCCTGTCTTCTCGTAGAAGGTATTGATTACATTATAGTAATTTGGATTCACTTCTTTAGTAACAGTCTGTATCCTACATGTATCATCAACATGAATAATTGCTGGAATCTTTTCTTTGATTCCTTCTTGACATTTAACTGCATACATCATAAATGGTGTATCATCCATACCACGAAGATCAAACCATTCATGCACATGTTCTTTCAATATTGATCCAGCAAAAGGCCTGAAATATTCACGACGTTTGATGGCATTGACATGATCTTTTCCTTTAGGATCTCTAGGATCGTACATGATTGATCTGTTACCCAATGCACGAGGGCCAGCTTCCGACTTACCTTGGAACATTGCAACAATATTTTTCTTCGTAATCAAATCAACTACGTCTTCATCTGTTGCCTCAAAGATCCTAGTTGCATCATAATAATTTGCAAGGTCTGTAATATACTCGGTATCATATTCATGTACAGGTCCATAGTATAGATCTGTCATGGGTGGATGAACTTTCGTATTCTTACTTACTTTCTGGTAGTGCCAGTACGCAGCACCTATCGCTGTTCCAGCATCATTACTTACTGGTTCTACAAATAGATTAATACCTTCATCTTTTAGTTGTTCAAGATACCAATAGTTTGCAACACAGTTTAATCCATATCCACCAGAGAGAACAACATTCTTTTCTCCACTCATCTTAACTGCCTTACGAATCAAATCCAGAACCATCTGTTCTGATTCTATTTGAATAGCATAAGCCATATCTCTACGGTTTTGTAATTTAGTAATATCCTTTACCGATTGCGTATCCATAGGTTCTCTTAGTTCTACGAATCTACCTTTGTTTACTATAGCACCATTAGGATAGGTAGGTACAATAAGATCTCGATTAGTGGTAGACCAATCACTCATCCCATCATGGTCAGTGTAGATATCTGGTATCTTTAAATTCTGTTGACCGTAAGGGAAGAGTCCCATAGTTTTTCCAGCTTCAATAGGAGACCAACCACAATATTGTGTTACTGCCTCATAAGCTTTTACAATACCAGCAGTGTCATCTAAAATTAATTCATGAGTTCCCTCCTCATCTTCTCTACTAGATGGGAAATTAAATAATCTTACAGCACCATAAGGACCTCTACCTCCCTGATGTTTGTATAGAGTCTTGAACTTATCTGGATATTCACATTTGATAATCGTTTCTAGTTCCCATGTCATCTCCTGTTCACCATCAATCTCCATAGGGATGAATGTTCCAGCACCATCTACAATGACAGATACTGCACTCTCAAATCCTGATCTAAAGAAAGCACAAGATGAATGAAGTTTATGATGAATATGACTGTAATCTACAACTTGAGGATGTTTATAGATGTCTGCTTGACGATCAATAAGACCTAGTTTTCTTGCAAGAGAAACGTAGATAGGTTCTCCTGTAAAATCATTAGATGCAGCCTGATCTAGAGGTTGTGTATGTGCAACTACAAGATAATCAAGTGTATCGGTGTAATCCAATATCTTGATCATGGATGCCAAAGGACCTCCATCATATTTCTTTCTTGATAGTCTCTCCTCTTCAATGGAGAAAACTAGTTGTCCATCTTTCAGTAGGCATACACCAGAGTTGTGACCTCTAGCGATTGCAGCAATCCATTGTGTCATAATCTCAATCTTTCTTTTCTATAGTAATTGCATTTTCTTTATCAGATTTTAACAAATTCTTGATTTCAGATTGGAAACCTTTGTTATTCTTTGGCTTCTTTGGTTTTGGAAGTTCCATAGTAAAGGTAGGTTTTGGAGCACCACTCATCGTTGGTACACTGTCTCCTTTTCCTGATGGCAACCAATTTGATG